GACGCCAACCGTGAGGACGGAGGTCGGGTTCGGCAGCGAACCAAAAGTCGATCCCGTGGACTCGGCAAGGCCAGGTTCCACAGAGACTTTCGTCACGGCTGCGTAGTAGTCGTTGTCATAACGCTCGACCCACTCTTTGTTGACGTTGTCGGCAAGGATCTTGATGTAGTTGTTGACATCGTCAATCGGGAACGCCGAAGTACGAACGTCTTCCAAGCAGATCCAGTTCGACTCAATCGCCTGATGGCGGAGTTTGAAGGTTTTCTGATCGAAGGCATAGCCAACGGTTTTGACGGGAGCCAAGCAGGAGTTGGCTTCGCCATCAACGCCAGTGACGCCGACATCTTCCCAACCGCTACCAACGGCAACAGTGCGCTGGGCGATGGTGTTGGTGATAACCGCGCCCATATTGTCGGGGAAAGCGGATTGCGTTACGAAACGCATATAGGGATCTTTATAAAGACCCAAGCGATGGGTACCAAGAGCGATGCGTCCAGTTTCGCGTTGAAACTGATCACTAATGGCTTCACAGGTGGTAGCAGTTTGTGCTGACATATTAGTATATTTTTTCTATTTAGTTTAAGGGTTAGGTTTGATTGATGGGCATGGAATGCCCGTCTATCGGTTAAGTTTCTGGGCCGCGACCAGAGATTTACGGCTACAAATTTTGAAGGCTAACCCGCCAGCGAGGCATCCGCGACCAACTCGGATTTAAGTCTTGGTGGGAAACTATTACATTTCCCTAAATTTGTCAATAGCAGAATTTTAACGGAATATAGATTTTCCGAAATTCATCAAGCTATCCACATCTTCGTCTTCTTCGCTGGCATCCGTTTCGGTGGCTTTACCAAGACTCGGAGTAGCTCCAACCAGTCCTTCTAGTTGGGTCTTAAGTTCTTTGATTTCGGCGTCCTTGGACTCGCTAACTTTCTGCAATTGGGCAGAGTAGTGGTTGATGGCGCTTTCAAGGAAGGGGACAACAGCAGCCCGTGCGAGGATGGCGCTTCGGTCTTCGACGCTCAAGCGATCCAGATTGGTCTCTGCGGCGTTTTTCTTGGCACTACGGATACTGCCATTCCATTCATCCTGTCCATCAATCTCCTGAAGGAAGTTGTAGCGATCTTCCAGATTTGTCCAAGTCTTGGCTGTAAACGCCTTCTGGAGCCTTTGGTCGTTCTCGATAAACTCCTGCTCAGATTGGGCCTTTCGGGCGTTTTCAGCCTCGGCAAGGGATTCGGCCTCGTTCTGGAATCGTTCATGGTATTGAGCCAGTTCATGGTATTTATCGGCCATCTTGACGATGGACAACTGCTCCATGCGCTTAAAGTCGCTAGTCAAATCTTCCAAGGAGTCGATGCGTTTACGGGCATCGGGCTCACTGATGGCTTGCCAGAGCTTAGAGAAGTCTGCGTCATTGGCTTCTGCGATGGCTTTCAAATCGCCCTGAAGGCCACTGAGTGGCTTTTTGATGGTTTCGATGTATTCGGGGCTTCGCTCAAAGTTTGCCGCCTTTAGCTCGCGATTAAGCTCTGCCATGCGGGTTTTGTAGCTCTCTAGCTCCTCCTGAAGGGTCTTGACTGTTTCGCCTTCATATTTACCCACCTTCTCTTTGGTGGCATCCAGTTCGGCCTTGAGGCGATCCCGCTCCTCGCGAGCCTTTTTCATTTCGCTTTTGATCTCTTTCCAGCTTGAGATTCCCTTCTCAGAATCGTCCCCTTCGGGCTTATCTGAGATGGGTTTATCGGCAAAGTGGGGATTTAGCGGGAGATCATCATCTGAGGTATTTTCATTTGATTTCTCTGTAGTGTTCTCCGAAGACACTTCCTTGGTAATATCTGCAACCTTCTTCTCTACCTCTTCCTTGGTTGCCTTGGCCTTGGGCTCCGCCTTAACGGGAGCTTTTTTCTCCGCCTTGGGAGCTTCCTCTTTCGGGGTTTCGGCGGCGGGCTTTGGCTCTTCTTGCTGGGTTTCGGGAGCGGGCGTCTCACTCGGAGTGGGCTCTACAGGTTCTTGATTTTTGCCGCCAAAGATTGTGCCAGCAAAGTCTGCTTCACCCGTGAGGGCTGAATTGAGGATATCGGCCATAATAGTATATTAGTTATGTTAGTTGGTTTCTTCTGAAGTTATATGAGAGAAGGGTTCTGGCAAGTCAAATTTGGGTTTATTTACCTGTCCCTGCCCCAAGGTTTCAATGAGATCCACAACCTCTTGACTGCCCTCATAAAAACCCGCGCTCTTAATGAACACTGGCGACAGATCAAAACCCTGCGCCACAGGACTACTGCTCCGCTTCGGGCGAACCCGTTTGGAGATAAATTTAAGCCCCTTCTGCATATGGGGCATCGCCCATGTTTTAGCCCATTCGCGGGCATCTTGATCTGTCCAATCCATTAATAAGTCCTAACTATACTCAGATTATATCTTTGTCTAGCACAAATAGCTTAAATTTTAATACATTCCATGCACAAATAGCTTAATATGATAATATTTTCTACGCTGTTTGTGCGGCCATCGGGGGTCGGCCTGCGGGTCTGGCGGTTTTCTCAAGAATAGAACTGCGCGTTTTAAGATCATTAAGAGCCATCTGCTGACGAATAGTCTCCATCTTCTGCTGATGGGTTTCTTGGTTCATCATGCGTTTTTCCTGCATTTCTGCCAACTTGAGTTGCGCTTTTTGCATTTCCATCTCCATCTTGGGATCAATCTGTCCCTGCGGCTGTTGCCCAGCCTGCATAGCCTGTTCTTGTGCTTGGCTCTGTTGGGCCATCATACGATTGATCACCTGTTGCTCAAGCTCATCGATATAAGCGGTGAGGTTTTGGATTTGCCGTTTGAGTTCACGGACTTCCTGCGCCCGATAACTGTTGTTGGAGAAGAAGACGAGGTGTTCAGTCACATGATCAGAAGCAGGGCGCAAGATCTGCATTGCCTGCTCATCAGCCATCTGCTGCTGCCTATGGGCTTCAATGATCTCGGCAATCATCGGGATATGGGCCTCAATATGCACCGCATGGTTCTGGCTATCGTGAACCATCTGCGGAATGCCCTGACGGAGGTTGCCATTCTCAAGGTTGGCGATATCAAAGTCCACCACACGGCGCGGGCCTTTGTCGGAAACGAAGAGATTAACCTTCTGCCAACCCACACCAGAGATACCAGCAATAACGGAACGCAGGGTATTTTCTTTCCCTTTCTCGTCCATCAAGGAGTAAAGTTCCATGAGTTGCTTGCTTGCCATTTCGGTCATCACGGGACTTCCATCACCCATGGCGCGGAAGGCTGTGACCTTGAGAAACTGGCGCATACGCTCAATAGAAACCCCTCGACGCGCACAACGGCGGCGGAATTCAAGGGCGAGTTGTCCACCCTTATCATTAGCAGTTAGAAGAGGGTTGACCGCCCTGCGGTATTGTTCGGTCAGAAGCTTGTTATACGGAGTGTAGAAAAGCTCCAATGCAGCGGCGTTGAGCGTGGACTCTTGACGGGCTTGCTGGACAACTTCCGTGGCAGAACGGGCTTGACCGTCTGGAGTGGCCTGACGCGAACGATAGCTACCCGTATTATTCTGCAACACTTGGCTCATCAGATTGTATACGGGAAGACCCTGAGTAGCAATCGACGGCGGTTGAAGTTGGATCGGGGTCAGCCCACTAGGGATGAACGTGTAAGGCCCGACCTCAATATATTGAAAGTCTTGGATGGCTTCGGCGTCACCCTGCAACTGGATAAGTCCAGATGTGATTGCGGCTTGGGCCGACTGACACAGAACTCTGTTGGAGATCTGGATCTGATTGTAAATCTTCTGCTTGAGTCCGCGAATCGTGTGGAAGGTTCCCTGTCCAACTCCGTATGTGAAGATGACGAAGCACTGGTTAACGTTTCCGTAGCGGGAATAACGCTCGTAGAGGAAGTCCGAAGAATCGCGGGAACCAATAAGCTGCGTGAATTTACCATCAAATTCGCGGTTGTAGCCATAGATCAATTGGGCGCGGTGGTAGGCCGACTCCCCTGCATAGAGGTCGTTCTCCTTGATTTCGCGCTCAAAGTCTTCCCAGTGGGCGGTGTAATTTTTCCACTGATCCCGCTTGGTCGAAGCTTTCCAGATAGCCTGTTTCACTGCATTAAGATTCCAACCCAGTTCTTTCGCGGCTTTGGGATTACGGATATAGCGGTAAAGTTCACTCACGCTCATGGAGCGTTGGACAATAGCTACTTCAATAGACTCATCTGATACCTTTGTATCGCGGGCTACCTTGAAGTCTTTGAGACCGCACGGCTCCCAAAAGATGGAGCGTTCATCGGGCCACATGGCCACCCCGACACCGTCACCCACAAACTCGCGGGAAAGAAGCTGCATATTATAGGCATGGTCGCTCCACTCTTTGAGCATCCAATCAAACTCTTCAGAGATAATTTCGGAGTCTTCATTGGAGTCTCCATTATAGGACTCCATAATGACGTTAGCAATGCGTGGCACCCCATTCTGGAGTTCAATATACGGAGCCAAGGCAGATTCCATGATGGCATTGGCCTCACCAAAGTTGGCATTAACCACATGGGTTAGTCCTTTAGACTTCAGTTCTTCGGCATCGTATGGGGCTTCGCCATTGACCAAGGCTTGCGCCCGCGCCCGAAGATACGCCGCATCCTCATCTTGTTCGATATACTTGTTAGCAATTGCCACAAGGCTATCCGATGATTTAATCCTTTTTTTCGGGGGACTACCACTCTCTGGTAGATTTTCCAGTTCTGCGTTACCTGTTGCCATTAAAGTAGAAAGTTTAGGATGTTAAGGAGATTGTGTCCAGCCAGTAATAATGCCATTGGAGATCGATACTGTATTGGTGTTGGTTGCTGCGTCAACGAAAGTAATGTTGGTGGTAATCCCGCCACCTAACTGAAGATTGGTGCGAACCGCTGCTACGATGTTGGTGTTGAATCCTAATATATTTGTGAAAGTAAGCGTGTTAGTATTGGTGTAAATTACATTACCATTAGTATCAAATGTTAGAATTCGGTTGATTGAAAAAAAGTTGGTTGGTCTTTGCACTATTCCATTTGTGTCGGTCATTAATGTCCGTAGATTGGTCTGGGCAAAAGCCGAACCAGCGGCCATTATCAAGAATATTAGCAAATATTTCATTTTGTTACCTCTATTTCGCCATTATTTGTGATTGTTATTTGCCACTCTGACGCATCAGGAGATCTAAATACGTCAGAAATAAGTTTGATTGGCCCACTGAATGGAACCCCTAACGCAGTAAGGAGTGATCCAGTGTAATTTGACACAGTCATTCCATCTCCTGCATTTGCATAATAATTGACATTTTTAAAATGATTGTTTTTAAGATAATTTTTCCACCCCCCAGTTGGTGCCCCATTATTTCCATTAATAAACCACGTTCCATTGGGGACTTGATCAGATCCAGACCCAATAGTAATAGCATCTTCAACAATCATTGAATTGTCAGAAATGGTATTGTCATTGCCCGTTACAAATATGGCATAAAACACATCTCTTGATGATTTGAAATACATTTGGTTATTTTTAAATTGAGTTCCATCAATTGAGGTATTTAATACAATTTGAGTTTGATCCTGCCTAAATGCAGATTGATATGGACTAAACAAATAAAACACATTGTTTGCAATCAGAACTGGTTTTGCTGGACCGAACAAAAAATTATCTTTGTTGTCAATAGCCACCATTGTCCCAAGAAATGAATTGTTAATAGCCAGCAACGATCCATTTTGATTTGATATGCATGGAGATTGATGTCCACCAAGAGAAGTTATTTGCCCACTTGCAATATTGCTTCCAATAGAGTGAATTGCATTATTTGAATATGTGGATATTTGAAACGTCGATCTGTCTGGACTTACGTTTCTTATAAAATACTTTTGATTGAGCGCCACATTTGATCCGCCTGTCAGTTTTTTGAATACACACTGTCTTCCTTCCCTTATTTGCAGACTATTTGCAGCACACGAAAATGTGTTGGTCGAGGCGTTGGCAGTTATGTTTACTGGCGTAAATTCAACCTGATTGCGCTGATCAAACGTGCATCCGTCCACAACAAATGTGCATTCTCTTGCAAGATCAATATCGATTGGGTTTACTAAATTAGGCGTTAAAGCGCCATCAGCAACTGGCACAAATCTAGGACTTGCATTAACACTTGCTTCGCTTACTCGGAGAAATGTGCAAGTTTGTCCAACTTGACCAGCAAAACTTCCAGTAAAACTCTGTAATATAAAAAATCCAACAGTTACACTTCCGCTAATTAAATAAGTTCTTCCAACCGTTAACCTTTCATCGGTGCGAAAATTGCTTACCACCGTAATAGTAACTGTCGAGCCTACTGCTGGCTGCGTAAATTGGGCAAACTTGATGTCGTGCTGACAATCCCCTTCAACATTAATTACACCCTCAATGGCATAGTTTGTAAAATAGCAGTTTTTAAATTTTGTATGAACAGCTGTTACATAATGAAAGCCATCTACAGGAAATTCAACATCTGCTGGAACTATGCCGCCGTAGCATCCGTCAAAATAAATATTTTGATATACGCAATAATTCACCCATTTTGAATTGTTGACTGTTTGGTTTCCTCCCGCCTGTGGGTCGCTCCACCCGCCATAACTGCTACCTCTTGGGAAAAGAAATTTGCAATCTAGGCACTCAAATAAATCTAACAAAGCCAAATATCTTAAAGTGCTTGCTGGCCCTGTTGATATAGCAAGTCGTGTATCAATAAATTCACAGTTATAAACGCCAAGAAGTTTAGATCTTTTGGGATTTACCAGATCTGGTCTTGCTTGAATGGCCGTTGTTCCTCGATTTGTTGATTGAGATATAACATGGGGCGCTCTTTGAAATATCAGGTCTTTGATAATTATCTTTTCAAAGTCTGACTCAAAAAATAGCATCAGACTGTTTCCAGTCGGAAAGTCTGGAGCATAAAGAGTTGCTCTATTGCCCTCAAAACACAAGTTGGTTGTTGTGGTTCCATTAAAAAATCCCAACAAGTAGAACTGCATTCCAAGAGATGGCGTTGGAGTTCTTGTTGCTATGTAATATTTGGCATTGGGCCGAAATCTGATTGTCCCGCCTCCGTTGGCTATTGCTGCGGCAATGGTCGCATTGATAGCTACCGTATCATCGGTTCCAGTGGTTCCGTTCCAGTCTCCCTTGGCTCCGTAGTCATCCACATGGAAGACCTCGCCAAATCTATTAGCCAGACTCCTTGCTGTAGTAGATCCAGTAGAAGTGACCACCGACCCCGCACCCAACTGAGCAACCTTGTCTCCTTCGGCATAGGTTCCTGCGGTGGTGCCAGCTACTACTGGTAATGGGTAATATGCAGAGAGGGAGGCCATTTCTATTTAGTATATCTGGATTCGAGGTTGGAGGCGACTATTATGTTTCGGGGTTCGGGCTGGCGAGGTCAGCCACAGCCTCCCCACTCGCCTCCGCAAAGCTCGCCTGCGGCTGGCCGAAAGACTCCTGCGGTGCGGGTGTCGGGGATGCGGCCCATGAAAGCATCACGGATTCAAGCCACTGCTTCGCGGCGGTCATCTTCGGGCCGAGCGGCTTGACTGCTTGGAGGAGGGCCATTTCAAGGCGGGAAAGGGCGGCGATCTGGTAGGGCGAAAAGTATTGGCTGACGGCTTCTTCGGCGGTGACGAGTTCCGCTTCGGGCGCGGGTGCGGGCGGGAGCGTAGCGAGGTCGATGTCGGCCAAGCGCACGGCGTTCGTGCCAGCGGGCGGTTGCCATTTGGCGGTGTTACCATCCCAGAGGACGATGTTGACCAGCCATCCGCCTTGCTCGTCTAAAAGTGCGTATTGTTCGGTCATGTTAGAAATAGGTTGTAATCACCACAATGCCATCGGCTCCATTGCCGCCTTTGTTATCTCCTGCGCCGTTTGCCACGCCAGATCCACCCCCACCGCCAGCGCCATAGAGAGCGCCGTTGCCGCCAAATCCGTTGATGCGGCCACCAGTTTGCACTGGTGTTGATCCACCGCCGCCCGTTCCTACATACCAGTAGGAGCGACTGCCATTTGTGCCGTTGCCTCCAGCGCCACCATAGCTGCCTACCCCTCCGTTGATGACGCCACCCGTGTTGGTATATCCCAAGGCGGTTCCATTGCCGCCGCCCCATTGGTTGTCCGCCGTTGTCATTCCGCCGCCACCACCACCGCCAGTGGGCGCGTGAGCGGTGGAAAGTGTTGCAGTTCCGCCCGCAGAGTTGTTGCCATTCGCGCCTCCACCGCCTGCGTTTAGATTGAAAACTGTATTATATATGAACGATGACTGCGTAGTTGCCGCGCCCCCCGCGCCTCCTCCAGTGGATGTTCCTGCACCGCCACCATTTCCGCGATAGGCTTGCCTCGTGCCAAAATAGCTGTCGCCACCGTTGGCTCCAGCAGTTCCATCGGTGTCATTTGCAGCGTTTGCCCCGCCCGCGCCGCCCGCACCCACCGTGATTGTTTCGGTATTTCCAAGTTGAGCGGCGTCCACCCAGCCGACATGAATGCCGCCGCCAGATCCACCACCGCCACCACCGCGTTGCGTGCTACCAGCGCCTCGGCGGCCACTGCCGCCACCACCACCGCCTGCGATGAGCAGGAAGTGAACCATCTTTGCGCCTGCGTGTTTTGTCCAAGTGTCGTTGGCAGTGTAGGAATCAACCCGCGCAGCCCTAAGTGTGGTTCCGTCTGTGACGATGCCAGAAAGTGAATAGCCGATCGCTTTGGATGCGCTCTCGTCCCATCCGTAGATTCGGTCTGCGCCCAAGTCATCGGCCACGATGTCCGTCCCGCCGCTGATGGAAAGAATATCCGCCGCGCTGTCTCCGATGGCAGACACGCCGCCGCTTCCACCCGTTGCCGACAACTCCCCCGCCGACAAGCTCAAGCCCGATCCGATTTGGATTTCCTCGATGGCCCCTGTGCCGCTGGAAGTTCTTCCGATTAGACGGGAGGTGGCTTGGGTGAGGCCAGAGGCGGTGATGGAGCCGCTGGCGGCTGCGCCTGTAACGTCTGCGACAACGTGGGTGTGGGAAGCGGGCGCGTCCCCAACAAGAGCTATGGTGCCAGAGGCGTCTGGGAGCGTCAAAACTCGGTCATCAGTTGCGGTAGTATTAGCAAAAATAGCTCTATAGAATGGTGTGCCGTCCGCTTCGTTGCCAACCGCAACCACCCCGTAACTTTGCACTTCGGCAAAATTAACTATGTCCGTAGTATTTAAATCCTGATCAAAAAGCTCATCCGTCCCCCCAGCGGCATGGCTCGCGGCATGGCTCGTCGGGTTCCTATCGTCGCTCAAGCGGAGGTCATCCCCAGCACAAAACTCCCCTGCGCCTGTGCCGAAGGCTCCTGCCTCGACTACGCCGTTTGTGCCTGTTTTTAAGGGGAGGTTGGCGGTGGTGCCGACTGCCCCCGAATTTGTGAGGTTGCCGTGGGTGTGGGAAAGTGGTGTCCTTGAGTCACTTAGACGAGCATCATTACCCTGACAGGCTGTTCCAGAGGTGGTTCCATAGCTAACTGTGAGCGTTCTATTGGCTGTAAGATCTCCTCCACCCGTAAGCCCTGTTCCCGCGCTGATGGATCGGCTTGTTGGTACACCACCGATATTAGTAAGTGCTGTTGCGGGATTTGAGACATCAGATAAGTTATTAACTTCAAGAAGTGCCCCCTGTGCCGTCAAAAGCCCGCCTACATTGATTGTCCAAGCTGTAAATGGCCCGCCACTACCTTCTACGGTATCGACATTAACTACCAGTGTTGTTCCAGAATAGCTGGTAACAATAGCATGCATATGACGGGCTGCATCGTATACAATGGTAACGTCCTGTGTTGGAGTATAACTAAGTCCCGACTGTACAGTAAATGTTTTGGAACCTGTAGTAAGCGAATGAGAAGATGTGCTGGTGGTTAGGTATCTGTCTCCGCGATTTGCCAGCGTAAATGCCGTAGTAGCAATCTGGGTGGTGTCAGTTCCAGCAGCAGCGGTAGGTGCTGTCGGGGTTCCAGTGAGCGCGGGGGAGTCTAGATTAGCCTTTAGATTTAGCGCAGTCTGGGTAGCTGTTGAGACGGGTTTTGAGGCATCACTTGTGTTATCGACATTACTGAGTCCAACGTCTGACTTCGTCGCGGAAGCCCCTACAGTTGCCCGCCCCTTTGCATCAACAGTGACCTTGGTATAGGTACCAGCGACAACCCCCGTAGTAGTTAAAGTTGGATTAGGATAGGTTCCAGTGAGGTCTCCGCCTGCGGGGCCGCTGGGTGCGGTGGAGATGGTTCCCCATTCGGGCGCTGTGGCTCCGCTATTTACCTTTAGGACTTGGCCCGCTGTTCCGATAGGAAGCCGCTCATTGACCAGAGGGCCGCGATAGAGGGTGTCGCCTTGGTTGGCAAGGATGGACTCTCCTCCGCCTCCAGAGGTTCCATAGCGAGGAAGAATCTGCCATCCACGGGTTGCCCCCGTATAGATCATCGTGAAGTAGGCTCCTTCGACGTTGCAGATGAGGTTTTCTTCGATGGATTCGATTCTTTCCCCGTTTCGGGCGATGATCAGAGGGTTAGTGTCAAAGGTCTCCGAGTAGTCGAAGATATCGATGGAGTCGCCTTCGTTCGGGTTGATCGGGAGAGTAAGAGTAAACGTACCTCCAGAAGTATCGGCTGCGATGTTCTGCGAGTTAGAGAGCGTTTGCGGACTAGAGACTACTGTGTAGTTTATATTGGCTTGCGGGCCAGTTGGGCCAGCAGGGCCGCGCTCCACCACCTCAATGATCTCAATCTCCCTCTCTGTGATCTCAATGACCTCTTGGCTCATCGGGCAATCTCCTGATAGACCTTAGCCTTACCTGTAGCAAATGCGATATAGGTGTAGCCGAGGTAGAGTTCGATTTCGTAGACGTTGTCGCCTGCTGTTAGGTTTGCGGCCTGTGTGGCGGTGATTTCGATTTCGATGGTACCCGCGCTTCCGCCAAGAGTAATCCCACTTCCAGAGGTCAATGTGAGCAAAGTAGCACTATCCTTGGCGCATTCCCGAATCACCATGTTGGCCCCGTAGCCCGATAGATTGACTGGGACATTGGACTTGCCCTTACAGGACTTGGTCAGATAGCGAAACTTCGCCGTCCAAGTTTTTCCTTGGACGATTTCAATATCTCTCTCAAGTCTCCAGTAGTTGGTCATTTATAAAGCGGAACACGGAAGCTTACATTGCTTCCATTGGTTTGTACGGTAACCTCCATCCAAGCAACATGGTTGTTAAAATTTCCAGCATTTGTCGGGTTGGAATTCGTGGCAAACACTGCCGCTTGGAAGTCGGCGTTATTGGTGTTGGTGAGGGCTGGGAGTGGGATGCCGAGGTTGGTGCGGGTGGAGCTTGCGGCGGTAGATCCAGAAAAATAAACCTCACCGAATGCAATGCCCGTGCTGTTTGTTGTTCCGTCACTCACAATTACACCTGCTGGCGTAATCGAAACGAAATCAGAGCCACTAGGAACATTTGTAATCATAAGCCCAGCAAATTTTGGGTTATTATTTGTTCCCAAATTGATTGCTGTTCTAAATGTGTCTGCATTGGTGTTGGTAAGCGCAGTTAGAGGTAGACCGAGGTTGGTTCTACTTGCCGCCGCATTAGCTGCTGCATTGGTGCCCGAAAAGAAGATAGGCTCAACATAAGAGATGTTGTCTGCCAAAGTCCACGCTCCACTGCGATACATCAACAAGACCGCTTCATCAAGCTGGTTGAGTGTAATAAGATTAGTTGTTGCGCCCAGTTGCCTGATTGCCGTCACTGCGTTGGTTGTCTGGGCCAAATGAATAATAGTTGCCCTATCTCCTTCAAATGTGGTTGCGGGGTTGGTGGGTAGTGTAACCGTATTGGTAACTCCAGAAACAGATGTAGCTAAGCTGAACAGAAAAAGATTGCGGCTATTTGTGGCGGCATTTGTGGATGTTCCAGTAACATTTGTCTGATATTGAACAGTTGTGGATATCGGGGCCACTTGCCAGAAGTTGGTAGGGCTTACCACATCTCCGTTGGTGTTGTATAAAACAGGGTTGGTGCCACTACCATAAAGCGAAGTGTTAAATCCCTCTGCATTGGTATTTGTGAGAGCGGGCCAGCCAAGGCCGAGGTTGGTGCGGGTTTGCTCAACATCGGAATTAAACACGAGCGGGCCGTAGAACCTAACACCAGTATTATTGTCAATAAGCGCCATCAATTTTCCTCCGTCAACCAAACCAAGCTGTCCTTGTATAATCCCACCATAAGCCAGTCCTGTGTTTGTGGCCCCGATTGCAATGCCGACAAAGTTGGTGGTTCCATCTGGAAAAAATGCTTGACCGCCAGAAATGCGAACGGTGTTCGTAAATGTCAGCACATTCGTCCCCGTGCTGGCGACTACTTGGCCGTTGGTAGTGAAACCCAACAATGACGTTGCCGAGTTGCTGTTCGTGAGAGCAGACCATCCAAGACCAAGCTCATTACGAAAATTTGATTTTGTTAGGGCACTTCCAAGAAATATTGACGCATCTCCATCAATAAACAGACCACTTGCGTCCCCCATAAATAATTGATTTGCAACCGTAAGGACTTCGAATTGGACACTGTTTGTAAACCTCAAAAAATTTGGCCCAGTGTAGACTACTGTTCCGTTGGTAGTGTGGCCGAGTAGTGATGTGGCGGAATTGGTGTTGGTTAGTGCCGACCAGCCGAGGCTGAGATTTGTCCTAGCTCCACCCGCATTAGTCGCTCCTGTTCCACCCGAAGAAATTGCAAGGGTTCCTCCTAAATTTGAAAAATTAACCGTAGCAATATTTGATGCAGGAATTATCCCAACAATATTTGTAGATTGCAAATTGGTTAAGCTTCCCCCGTTGTTGCTTGCAAGCGCATTAAGATCAGAATCTGCTGGCTGGAAGGCTGTTGCGGGGTTGGTAGCGGCGGTTCCCAATCCTAGTCCTGTGCGAGCATTGGAGGCATCGGCGCTCCAAAAATTAGTCGGCTGTACTACGGCATTATTGGTTCCAACAAGAACGTTGCGAGTTTGCCCGAAGCCCGAAACAACCAAGGCTCCACTGATAATAAGTGAGAGAATATATTTCATTGTTACATTAGTCGTTTCCAAACCCGCTTGGTTCCTGTTTGGCTATCATAGTCGTTGGGTTGGACTACAAAAGGAAGATTTTGGGCATCGGTGCCATTGGTCAGCTGATAGATGGCTGGAACTCCGTCGAGAATAAGAAAAATAACAATACCAACCGCATAGGTTCCACTGACTGTATTAAGGCTGTCTAGATTGGTTGATCCGCCGCCATCAAGTCCTGTAATTGATGGTTCGACACGAAGGATATTAACACTTGGTGTGGAGATCGGGGTTGAGGATACACCGATAACACTTGAAGAAGGAATAGGGATACAGATCTTGCTCATTTATCGTGTAACTTCTGGTGAAATGATAACATTACCTTGCAGGATTCTGGTTGTGACGGCCCCGTTATAAAGCTCAAGGTCATATACGGCTTTATCACAGACCGAGAGCGATCCCGTGTCAGATGCCGAAATAAACAGCCTAATAGATCCTGTAGTTTCATTCAAGACAATTCTACCATTAGTTGTAGACAATTCAAGAATTAGTGCCTTGGATTCGGGCTTTGACCGAATGTGCATCTTGGCTGTAAATCCCGTAAGATCAACTGGAGCCGAGGGTTCACCCGTCTCATAAAACAAAGTTTGATTGAAGGTTGCCCCCTGAAATATGCAGATATCAGCTTCGGCAATCGGTAGTTGAGCCATAAATGGCAAATAGAATCTACCAATTCTTCCTTATAGTCAAGGCTTGTTTGAGTTTTTTAAACGTCTCTTTGTTGATCCGTTTCTTTTCCTCAATCGCCTCACTGCCCGCCATGGCTCCAAATACCTTACGAGCAACAAACAATCCTACAGCAAATGAGTCAAATAAGTCGGGAGACTTTCCAATCCGTTTTTTCATATCGGTCTTGGACTCAATAATAATCTTCCGAGTCCTTCGTACATACTTTCTCTGAGTCATCTCCCATGCCAGATCAGGGGTAATCCCCTTGAGTTGCTCACACTCCAAGAAGTATCGGGCGGCGAAACAGAGTTCTGACGCCATATTGTGGAACAATTCCTTACCGACTTGGGGTTTTCCCGTGGCTTCGTTCCTCATGGCATATTGGGCGCTAACAGGAAGATCGGAAGCCGCTCCTGCAAAACTTACTGCATGCCAGCCTTTTAGGAGTTCTCGTTCTCCGATTGACCAGAAAATACCACCAGCCGAAGCATCTACCCCCATCCATTGATTCGGGATTCCTAATTTGAGAGAGAGGTCGTGGATCTGCTGGATCATCTCGTATTGGAAGTCTTCTTGAGATCCTGCCCTTCTATTGAGGACATACTGTTTTTCAACAGCTATCGCCCATTTGCCGCTAATCAACTTGCCATACTTAAGGTGGGTAAACACGAATCTATCACCACCTTCGGTATAACTAGGGTCAATTCCTGCAATATCTTTCGGGGTTCCGTCCCAGATTGGTTTATCTAATGCCCCATGGCGAGCCAGCAGGATGTCCGAGACAATCGTGGAGTCATCGGCGTCTGCTGGAGGCCAGAAGCCCCGAAACTTCCTCCAATACTGCGGGTTGAGTTCTCCAAGTTCCTTTCGGGCCAAGGCCACATCGTTGGGCTTGGGAAGGAATGGATAGCGCAGTCCCTTGCCCGCATCGAAGGACTGTTGGTTGGGGTTGTCTTTTTCAGAGTCAAATCGAATACAAACACCTTCAATTCCCGCTACTCGTATCTTCCAGTTCGGAGTTTGCTCGTCCACACTCATCCACCCCTTTATGGGTTCGCAAAACTTCCCATGTGGGTCGAAGATGGAAGATGGATTGCCAGCGCCGACGATATAAAGTTCTTGAGCGCCTTTAAATCCCCACACGGCTTGGGAAATCACGGAAGGCGAACAGTCTTGTAACTCATCGATTATCAACACAATACGACGATTCTTCTTACCTTGAAGTCGTTTCTGGGCGTCATCTTTATATTCGTCACCCGCTGCGAGCAGCATGATTGATGAAGCATCACTAACCCCCGTTTCTGGGTCGATAATAGCCCCCTCTTCATCCGAGAGCTTGATGATATCCATAGACTCAATGAGTCTTCCAGAGGCTAGTCCCATGTTTCGGGCTTCGCGGTACATCTTTACCAATGCCGCCCAGATACGCTGCTTGGCGTCTATTTTGGACGTAGAGACCACAATGGTCATTGTATTAATTGGGTCGCAGAACCAATTAACCAGCGCAAATGCCGCCATCCCGTAAGACTTGCCAGAGTCTGTTCCCCCAGCTAGTCCCGTTACGCTTCGGACAAATCGGTTGCCAGTTGCATCGTCCACCTCGTAAACTTGGTTACAGAATGCTTGTGCGCTGAGTTCTGCCCACCTGTGCCATTGAAAGGTTGGCCATATAGCAGAGACAATATTGCGATAATGGCGGGCCTTTCCTAGTCCCCCATCTTCGGGTGTAAGTCCCTGCAAGAATGCATCCATCTCAATACGGATTGGCGTAATCGCCTGTCCGTCTTTGGGTAACCACAACCTCCCGTATTTCTCTATCCCTTGATCAACTGTTGCCATTTATGAAATTTATACTACACTAATCTGGATGGAGAAAAAGCGCAAGAGTGCAGAACGCGATTGGGATTCGATTGAAAATCGCATCAAAAAACAGAGCGCATTTCGGTTATACGCCGCTGGTCGAAGCATACCAGAGGTAATGAAAGCCTTGGATACCAAGCATAAACCCACTCTTGAGAAGATGATCTATAGCGAGAAATGGGACGAGTACGTCAAGGTCTGGCAGGAAAACCCAGAAGCAGAAAACCTCTACCCTTGGGATAAGGAGCGTCCAGTAGCCCTAATTGCCCCTCCCGCCAGAATGGAAGAGATGGATAAGAAACGCAGGCTGGAATGCATCAAGGGATTCTCCATGTATTGTTCGGGGCGCACCATGCGGGATATTGCCGAAGAATTGAAGGTTAGCGAATCTACTGTCTGTCTATGGCGGGATACCCAACGCTGGATTCAATGCAGAGAGCGTCTGGTCAACGAGCAGTCTCCAGCCCCTTGGGAGGATGACGGCGTTCCCACTTTGATGTCGGAAATTACGGCTTCATTGGAGACCATGAAAAAATCGATCAAGTTTCTGACTGGCAGGGTTCTGGTAAAAGCCGCTGATGCCGCGCAAGACCTAGATGGCATGGAAGCTCTTGGTATGATGAGAAATATCAAGCAGTTGGCAGAAGCAGCATCTATAAACTTTTCTGAGGGCAATAATCAGCAAAATGCAATTCAGATTAATATTGCCACCAAACTGGATTCCATGAAGATTCCCGAAAACAACACTTATGAAGCGGAGTTGGTTGTCAATGAGTGAAGCGCCCAAATTTTGCTACGAGAGGAAATCGGATGTTCCGCCACAGGGATGGTGGGTAAGTTGTCCGATTGTGGGCGAGCCCGTTCGCGGAGGTGATTGGTATGATATGGTTGCGAATTGTGAGAAGCTTTTAATATCCAGAGGAATAACACCCCCAACGGATCTTGTGTCACAAATAGAACACAATCTTTGTGACAGGCTTGCTGGAAGCACTAATTGCGTTCCATGTTCAACGGCCAAACAGACTCTTGGATTTGGTGAAATTGTACGATGGGTCAAGGCAATGTATCATTTTGCCAAGGACAACAAATTTCAACTCGTTAATCAAGATGAGGCTGAACGAAGAGCTAAAATATGCGCTGCTTGTCCATACCAGATTTCAACTTCTGGATGTTGGGGTTGTAAGGGGATTGCTGGTATGCTACCCCATATTGCAGGAGCAAAGACAACGACTTATGACCAGCAACTTAAAGCCTGTGGGATCTGTGGTTGCTACAATGCGGTCTCAGTCCATCTTCCACTTGATGCACAGACGGGCGAAGGATTGAACTTCCCATCCCATTGCTGGAAGGCTACGCCATCTCAAATCGGGTAATCGCCTTGTTGAAGCTCATGTTGGCCACGCCTGTGGGGCCGTCACGATGCTTGCCGACAATAAACTCCATGGTAGGATTCTGCTCATGGTCTTGGGCGTCTTCGCTGTGAAGCATGATGACAATGTCTGAGTCCTGTTCAATGGCCCCAGATCCCTTGAGGTCTGAAAGACTTGGGCGTCCACCGCGCTTGTCGGGGTCGCGATTAAGTTGAGCCAGCACCAAAACTGGAACCTTGAGGGTCTTGGCCAGATCTTTGATGCCGCCACTAATTTCCTCAACCTCGCATACGCGATTGTCTTTTCCGCGCTTGCTGTCGCCCTTGACCAACTGGAGGTAGTCAATGATGATGAGGTCTAGCGGAGTACGCTGGTGGGCACGGCGAGCTACCGCCTTGAGATAGCCAATAGATTTGGCCGAGCTATCATCGCAGATGATTTCGGATGCTTGGATTTCCTGCACAGCCCGTCCGAGAGATTGTTTCTGATGCGGGGTTACCCGACCAGATAGGATGTCAGCAGCACCCACACGCGCCCGCGAGCGGATCATGCGCTCCATGAGGGCAACGCTTGTCATCTCCAAAGAAAAGATTAATACCCGCTTCTTCTGGTTAAGCGCCACGTTTTCAGCAATCTGAAGGGCGCTGGCCGTCTTACCAACCGCTGGTCTCGCAGCCAAGACAACCATGTCTCCGCCACGCAAGCCAAACATAAGAAGGTCATCCAATGGAGTGATGCCAGTGCGAATGCCGATACAGGGTTTTCCAGCAATCGTGGATTCGATGTTCTGGGCAGCGCGATCCAAGGCATTGTTAATAGACAGCTTGCTGCCATCATCCATCTCGTAGTCAGCCCGCATGACAGTGGTTTCCGACCAATTCTTGAGTTCTTCGATCTTTAGTTCGCGATCTCTGGCTTTGTGAACCATGTCATTGGCCAAGTATTCCAACGACCTTCTGTAGCGGGCCTCTTCCAGCTTGGGGTAGTAGCGTTTCCAGTTGTTGTGGGCTACACACGAAGTTGCAACTTCTGTAATCTTTTGTTCACCCCCGACAATATCGTATTCGTTGGCGGCTTCGATCTCTCCTTTAACATTGATGATGTCTGCCTGCATCCCCTTGGCGATACAGCGCATGACTGCCCGAAAGATGATCTTGTTCTCCTGAAGATAGAAATGGTCTTCCTTTATAGATAAAAGAATCTCACGTTGATCCTCTGAAGGAGCGTGACAGAGGCAGGAAAGGATGGCTGTTTCGGCGGATGGTTCAAAGATGACTTCTTGCATAGGAAGCGTTAGACAGCCTCTTGGGCCTTTCGTTCACGCTTTCTTTGCAAAATTTCCATCATCGCCTGCCTGCGGCGTTCGCACTCCACCTCAGAGATAACTCGCTTTTTTTTCGCCTTTTGTGACGAGTTATTTTTTGGCTTCAGAGTAGATTTTGATTTTGTCGCCACTTCTGGCGAATTACTCACATCTGAGGCATTGTTGCAAACTGTAGGACTTTGTGCATCATTGTTGACGCTTTGCACAAGGGGGGTGGCAATTTGCCCCCCACCTTTTAATCCCATGGAATTCGATTGGATATCTAATCCCGTGGAATCTGACGGCATTGGAAATCCCTCTTGCGCCATTTTGTGGAGAGATCCGTCTTTACACCCGTGAATGACCACGGCTTGGCTGGATATAACTCTGTCTGGGCAAGTAACACCCTGAACCGCTTGGGCTTCGGGGTCTTCGGCGTAGAAAACAATTTTACCATCTTTCCATTGGTAGTTAACGCTTTTCCAGTAGGTTCGGATAAGAGGCGTGTCGCGGCCAATCTCCATGAAGTTCCAGCGACAACGAACGTCCCAAGGCTCTGGAACATTTCCCGATTCCCTATAGGCCAAATTGTAGGTTGATAGAGATTGGGCCGAAGGACAAAAGTCCAAGAAATTGGGAGGATACACCGCGCTGCCCACAATCATCTTGTAGATGTTTTTACCATTGGACGCCATTCCACCTTCGTAAAGGTGACCAAGAATACCGACTTGTTTGTGGTATTCGGCGTCGAGATCGTCAGCCCATCCTTCTTTCATCGGAACGCAATCTGGCTCCCAGAAGTAGAACGGGGTATTGGTTGGGTACATTGCAGCAGCTACATCGGCAAACATCTGGTTTGGGCCAAGAGGCCAGCCGTCAAATCCGTCTTGGGCGAACAATTGGTCAACTTCAGGAAAACTTTTCTTTAGTTCATAGATGATGTCCGAAGCTCCAGATGTATCCTTCGTGCAGCATAAAGTCGCCTTATGTCGCATGTTGATGCCAAAAGCTGTAATCGCCTTGGCTGACTCCATAGCCAATTCGGCATCTCCGTTGTGGTAGGCAAAGACAATATTCATTGAAGCTCTTGCAAAGTATTCATAGCAATTAAGACGGCTCCGCATTGTTGCGGACTGGCCCCTTGTGAGGTGTCCATCTTGGCAATTTCTTTGAGGCCATCTATAGCCTTATCAAGCATTTCTGATACATCCAAATAAGATCTTGTAATAGCTAAACGATCCCTTCGTAGCCTGTAACATTTGTCGCGGGCTTCGCGAAGCATGGTTTCTGTCTCATTCATTGTGCGTCAAAATTAAGCGGCCAAGTCGGATGAACGGGATCTTCCAAGCGAATGCGAACGTTGTTGTATCCTTGGCCCGTTAGTTTTTCGGACTCAAGAGTTGCCTCTTCTTTGCTTAGTCCAAAGGCATGAAGTTCCACAAATTTCTCTCCGTGGCACACAATGTAAGTTTTATTACTTTCGCTCATTTTTTCTTTTTTTTCTCTGATTGATTGATGTATTTTTGAAAGGATTCGGCGCAATCTCTGGCCATCTCGATTTCTGATTCTGGGTCAAAGAAGTAACCGCCACGTTCAGCG